GACGAATGACCAGCTTCGAGGAGTAGGAAAAGCATACTCATCAGCTTTGAAACTGTACAAAAGGTTAGGACGGTAACGCATAAAGGAAACCAATGTAGTATTGACTTCATTCTTTATCGCCCACTCGCACCAAGCATCCAAGCTAGGCTCGAGTTCGTAATGCATCAACCTGTTTCTTACAGGTGAGGGCATTTGGTATACCGAGGCACCGTCTGTTAGACGATTACCAGCGGCAAGACATGACCAACCATCAGGCATTTTGTAGTTACCAACCTGACGAGTTAGTAGAAGTTGCAGAAACGCATTCTGTGTAGCAGGTGGTGCTGTTGGTAGTTCATCAATCATGAACAAGCCACGGGGGCCATGCGTTTCTTCGGTAGGGAAAATATCTGGTGGAGCCCATGAAGTCATCGCACCATATTTTTCATTGTCAACGATTCGTGGTATACCACGAACATCGACAGGGTCGAATAGATTGGCACGAAAATCTAGTAATGGTACATTGAGATCATCAGCCACTTGTTGTGGTATTTCTGATTTACCAATACCGGGCCCGCCCCAGATCATTGTGTTAAGTCCAATACGCATGTTATCGCGTATCTCCTGTTTGAGATCCGTTGCTGTAACGGTCTGCATTGTTGTTGTATTTGACATAATTTACTCCTCTTATCAAATAGTTATAGTTCAATGGGTTCAATGTCACGAACTTTCACTTGATCGTTTCGTATCATTTCACCCAGTCTTTCAATCGCAAGTTTCTTGTAATCAACTTGCTCATCTACTGGAAATGGAGCTTCAAACTCCACTACAATAGTATTATGTGAAAAAGAATCTACAAAAGTAGCTCTAAACATTCTTGTAGCCATAATAACTCCTAATTTATTAAATATACCCAACTTACTAGGTAATAATTTTTGTAAAAATGACATATTTTTACTCCTACATATACATACTCTCCGTGAATGTGCGAGCGTTGTAGCTCGCACGAACGAATATGTTTAATTAAATTTTATTTACTAACTTGTCGCACAAATCCAGCAAAAAGATACGCTCAGCCGAGAGCGTATTTTTTGCGTGGTTCACGGCCCACGAGCAAGCGAAGGTACAAATCGCCGTAGGCGGGCCGACGGCACGCACGCAGTGCGGTGCCCAAAGGCGGCCGGAGGCGTGTTTGTACGAGCACGCACGCACAAAAAAACTATTTCTTTTCGTGTCGGGTAATTGACTGACCGTTAGCACAGTAAATAACTTGCTGGTGCACAGTCTTACCATTGACTATAGTTGATGAAATAACCTTGCGGTCTCCTGTTCTTGGGCCTTTGGAAAAAGGTCTTGGTAGATTACTACGATGCATATCTTCTCCTGTATTAATTAATGCGAAGTTTAAGCAGTATATGAAAGGTCTATTTTGAACCTATTCGGCTCTCTACTTAAACTTCGACTTTCTTATGGATTGCGAGCCGAATTCTGTGCCTATCGCAACTTAGTAGGTATAACCGTTGCAAGTTATCTAGATAACAATCTAAGTTACGATAGGACTTTAAATTCTGTGCCTAGCTAGGGAAAAATAAAAAAATGACCTAGCTAGGACTTTGTACGCGTAACTGAGCTTACGCGCTATCAAACATAGATTGCATATGCTCTTTGGTCGCACCATTAAGTTTTTGTGCTGTTTTTCCAGAAGTATCTGCATACTGTTTGAAATTCCATTCAGCAAGTCTTTGCAATCTTTGCTCAACTGCTGACTGAACTCTTTCTTTTTGGATTGAGACTTGTTTCAAGCCAAACGAATGGTCAAGGTCTGTAAGAGCCATAGACATCATTCTTGCCTTACGACCAAGGTCAAACATCTTTTGTTCACGCTCGACCAACCAATCAGGGATTTCATCACCTTGTTTAGCCATAGCTGTTTGATAATCGTAAGAGATACTTGCAAATTCTGCCCAAGTTCTGGTGCATAATTGCAAGAACGACAAGCCAGTTGACTGTGGGTCAACGATAGTCAATTCTTGAAAGCCAACAACGATGTTGTTAACTGATTCTTCAAATTGAGCTCTTTGCTCATCTATTGAAACGAAGCCTTCTTTTTCACTGAAGACTGGTGAAGTACCAACCTTTTGGTCAAAGATAGCCATGATTTTAGCAACCACATCAGCTTTGAATGTTGGGTTACCAGTGTCGTCCAACCTGTAATTCACGTGGAAAAAGTCAGGTAGGCTGATTGAAGCTTTTACACTTCGTGCTTCAACGCCTTCAGGGTCGGCGTTAGTGTCAGGAATGTGAGCACTCTCAGGTGTCTCATTAGTAGGCAAGAGTTCCTTAGTTTCTTGCTCACTTGGGTCAAAGTTTCCACTCATATTTATTACTCCTAATATATTAAGTGATTCATAAAACGCATTTACTTACGTAAACACAACCTATTAAATAGCTGTCGTAATTAAGCTACTTAAATTCTTTTGAGTCGGCTTTGTTACGACCTAACTCTTCATTAATCTTGCATTGGATTTCATAATCAGATTCTGGGAACTTACCCACATCTCTCATTTCATCCAAATGTTTCATTAATTCATTCATAATATTTCTCCATTAATTACACTTAATTGAACTAGATTGACAAAACGCGGCTGGTAAGACGCGTTTGTGGTACACCGTGGTACACCCTAAGTTATTGATTTGTTTACAGATCCACGTTTGGGTGTACCACTACCAAAAAGCAGGTGGTACACCTGAAAGCCCCGCGGTAGCTAGGTTTCGTGGTAGGTGTACCATTTGTACCGGTTAATTGTTAGTTTAAACAAAGATTCTATAACTACGGTCTACGGTCTATTAATAAAGCTAACGCAAAACCTGTGGTACACTCGGTACACTTAGCGCTTTTTTGAAAAAAGCTCAGCAAAAACAAGGGATAGGGGTGTACCAGTACGCTGTAAAACAGCTGGTACACTGCTGGTACACCCGGTACACCTTGGATACTCGTCAATGACTCGTAGACAGTGGTCCACTACTCGTGAAGTCCACATCGCTACGCGATGATAGTAGTATATAGGCCTGATGATAGTAGTTGGCACACCGAGACCACCTGCCAAAGCCCTGCTTTGGCCAAAAAAAGGTCACGACCGCGTCGTGCCTTCTGCCGGCTGGGGTTCCGGGCTAGCGAAGCGCAGGGCGGAGAACGAAAAGGGAGGACAGAACTACCTACGTAGCTCTGTCCAAGGGGAGAATTAGTCGTCTCCTTCATCGTTCAGCCAGTTATCGAAGTCATAATGCATTCGAATAAAGGTGTATAGAACTATACACTGGGCTGAGATGGTTGTAATAAAGAACATACAACCAAGAGTATAGAATAACTCAGTCATGAGACTCTCCTTTTAGTTTAGCAAAGAGCCCGTCAGGGTCTTCAACTTGATAATCAAGGATATCTTTACCTTGATTTTCGGGTTTGTCATACCAAGACTTGAAAGAGTCTATAAACTCTGACTTAGGGTCAAAAGTTTCTTCAACTTCTACAGGGTCTTGCCTTTTTGAAGCAATGCCATGGCGTGTGGACTCTTTAGCCCTATCAAGTAGTTGATTACCTGACTCAAAACCACGACCTAGCCAATAAAAGGCTGTATCTGTTGCTTTACCAACAAACTTAGTGCCTTCTCTGATAAGTTTAACCTTGTTTCCCATTGTCTTGCTCCTTAAATGCAAACATTATCTCAAAACCCTGACCGTCAGTAGACTTCTCAGGCTCAAAATCTAGATAAATGTTCTGATTACCATTATTGAGGGTTACAATTCTTCCAATGGAAGGCCAACGAGTTGCTTTAACGACATTCCCGTCTTTGTCGGTAGTTTCATAGGGTCTACAAACCTTTAGTGCAATACTACTCATGATATTCTCCGTGTAATATATATTTAAAAAAAGGGAAATACTTCCCAACCAATTCAATTAAACTAGATTCGGAAATCTCCGATTTCCCTACTGAGCGACTGGTAAGGAGCGAAGATCTGCGAGCGCTGGAAGCGCGAGCGCGTTGGGGCGGTAGGTCCCCAACAAAGAAATGATGATAGTAGGTGGGCACACTCCGACGGCACACCGTGATAGTAGTTGGGCACACCCCGTCAAAGTTCGGTGGTCCTACCGTATTCAGCCGTAGCTGAATAGGTAGGACTTCATTTATATTGCGCCACCTACAAAGTAGCCAATACAAAAACCTAAAACAGAAAACATCATATACCTGTAAAGATATAATTCATTAGCTATCTGCTTCTTCCTTCTATGACTTAAAGTTTTCATGTCCATTCTCTCCTAATTTCATTAACGCAACCTTCTCTGCCAAGACTGTTAACACAATCTTTACATACAAAGATTACTCCATCATCAAAAGTTTGACCTCCATCTTCATAACTGAAAGTCAATCTTTCAACACCTTCTTTATCGCATCCAAAGACACAACTACATTTATTCATACTAATCTCCTTTATATTTACTTCCTTTGAACTAGACTTCTTTGCCGCTCGGCGCGGAGCGTCGAGTCGGCGAATAGCTGTGACTATCCGCCAACGAGGAACTACCTAATTATGATAGTTCCTTGAAGTCATCGACCATGGTAGGGCAGGTAACTTCAACCAAGTCGGCTTGGACATAACCTGTCGGGACTCTAACAGGTTCGCCTTGACGACAGACTCGCTCAACCATATTTTGTTCAACGAGTTGGTCCAAGATGCCTTGGTTTTCTGACCAGTCCTTTATGAAGGTGAGGACTCGACCTTCTTTGTTTCTACCTACGGGGTAGTGAGGTAGATTCACTGTAGCCATGGCTATGGGCTCACCTTGATAAGGCGAGTCTTCAGCGCCAATCAACTGAAGAGAAAACGCACCGCCATCGCGATACTGAGAAACAATACACTCACAGATGTATTCTTCTCCAAATTGAGTTTTAAAAATAAACATTTTAATCTCCATAAAAAGTTAATTACACCCCATTTAAACTAGACTTTAAAAGCCGAACGTGTTCGGCTCTACACGAAGGACGTGGAACGTCCGAGTGAAAGTGAGCGTCAGTAGTGACGCGATCAGAGTAAGCGCATGATAGTACTAACCGTAAGCTATAAATTAAACTGAGGGTAGCGCAGTTGCGCGGTCGCCTGTGGCGAACCCGACAATGCTTTGCATTGCAGTTTAATTTTCGCTGGAGGTTAGTCTAAAACAAATGTATGCGCTCAAAGTTGTGGTGCAACGCGCGAGCGTTGTAACCAACACCTGATGCCATGGCTTTAGCCATGTCCTTGTTAGGTGGGTGGTTTGTTCGCCCTTAGGCGAGTCATTATTTGACTCGCCTGAAGGTAAGATTGAAGCGGTCTTCGCTCCAGTTCTTAGCCATGTGCCAGTTAGTGCGCCACCAATTGCCATCGGCGATGATGAAGTCTCCGTGGGAGAGACACATCAAATCGCCGAAAGCATTGCGATTGGTGGTGTAACTAAACTCGCCAGTCCCCCCGAGGGAGATTGATAGAAGGCTACCTTCGAGGCAGTCTTCGTCGTCTCGGTGCCATCCGAGACGCTCGTGGGGAGCATAGTGATTAACTAAGCAATGATTCCACTCATTGCTTAGTTCGTTGTAATCGACATGGTAGCCGAAGTGGCTGATGATTGGTGCTAACCAATCAGGCCATTGGTTAGAGTAGTGCGAGCGTCCGCTGTAGATGTAGTTTACATCTTTGCCGAACCAAGCAACGCCGCGTCCAAACTCTCTTCGGTATTGAAGAGCTTTAACTGCTTGAAGCAGTTTGGTTTCGTACTCTTCACCGAAGATAGGACCGGCGATGTTGTCATCGGCGAAGATGTTTCCAAAATGTATCATATGATATCTCCTTTATTTATACAGCACTTGAACTAGACTCCCAACCGAAGCGCTGGCTTAGCGCGAGGTTAAATGCACCAGTAGGTACCTGACAAGGTTCCAACTACGAAAAATTAGAAACAAGGTTCCAAAACCGGAATCGGGGACGGGGCTAGCAGTGATAGTGATAGTAGGACCCTGTGTAAGCGATAAAGGAAAAAATTTTATTTAAAAAATTTTCTAGCAAAAATTTGTGCTACAGTGGGCAAGCATGAGTACGAGGAAATGTACTTCTTGCAAAAAGGAGTTGCCTTTAGAGGAATTTAAAACCTCAAATGATCGTGGGCAAGTCCATTCAAAAAAGTGTAAAGCTTGCAGTTATGCAGTACGACGGAAGAATGCCAGCGCAACACCTCAAAATTATTTAACTCGTTTATTTGGCCAACTTAAACACGCGAGAACTAAAAAAGAAAAATCAAAAGTTGGATGGGATATTGAACTAGAAGATGTTTTAGAGCTATGGGATAAACAAAAGGGCAAGTGTGCATTGACCGGTTTGTTTATGACATACCATAAAGATGGTAGTGGTAACAGGGGTTTGAACGCTTCTATTGATCGAATAGATCCAGATATTGAGTATTTAATAACCAATATTCAACTGGTTTGTAGTAGAGCAAATACGATGAAACACACATTAAAAGAAGATGAGCTTTATTGGTGGGCCAAAAATATAGTAGAATTCAAAGAAAATGACTGATAAAGACCAAAATTTTGAACAAGAAAGGGCCGAGCTTCAGTCTCATTATCCCTATGCTGATGTCAAGCTTAATGAGCTAAGTGTTCAAGAAGAACGCCTCATACTTTTTCATCTCCGTGGCATGTCGAAAGCTGCAGCTGGACGCGCAGCTGGGTATAGAGATAATGAGCACGTCTATAAAGTATTTAAAAAACCAGCAGTACAAAAGATGGTTATTAAGATGCGCGAAGAATTTAAAGAAGAAATTAAGTTTGATAAACAAACAGCGACAAGCATGTACTTGGAAGCGCACCGTAAATCTGCAACAGCGACAGAAGAGAAAGTTATCACCGATTCATTGTGTAAGCTCCACGGTCTATTTGCTCCAGAGCATGCTACACAAATCAATATCAATCTGGATAGAACTGTAGAACAATTAGAGAAACTACCAGATGCTGAATTACTTAAGATAGCGGGAACTGATAACCAATATCTCATGCCTAAAAAGGATGGAAATAAAAAAGATTGAATGCCTAACGTGTAAAGCGTTACATCCAGATACGTTGTACCCAAGCGATGATCAGATCTGCGTGTACTGTAAAGCCGACGAAGCAGAGAGAGTTGAAGAACCTGTAACTGAAGAAGTTGTAGAAGAACCAACTGCTGAAGAAACTGCACAATTAAAAGCCCAAAAAGAATTAGCATTACGTGCGTTGTCACGTAAACATTTGTTACCGTTCGTAGAACGTTTCAATCCAGACTATGTAGCAGGTTGGGTACACAAAGATATTTGTTTACGTTTGGAGAAGTTTAGTGAGGATGTAAATAATCAAAAGTCACCTAGACTTATGTTGTTTATGCCACCTCGACATGGTAAATCTACATTAGCTTCTGTTGCGTTTCCAGCTTGGCATTTGGGCAAGAACCCTGAACAAGAATTTATTAGTTGTTCATACTCTGGATCGTTGGCCATGAACTTTAGTCGTAAGGTTCGTCAACAGTTAAGAGAACCTAATTTTAAAAATGTCTTTTCTGGTGTATCGCTCGACCCTAGTTCGCAGTCCGTAGAATCATGGAATACAACCAAGGGCGGTGGTTATGTAGCAGCTGGTGTTGGTGGTGGTATTACTGGTAAAGGAGCGCACGTGTTAGTCATCGATGATCCAGTCAAGAACAGAGAGGACGCGGAATCCGAGTACAATCGGGATGCGGTCTGGGACTGGTATACATCTACTGCGTATACACGACTGGCCCCTGGAGGTGGTGTACTCGTAATTCTTACGCGATGGCACGATGACGATTTAGCTGGTAGGTTATTACAAGCAGCGTCCGCGGGCGCGGATCAGTGGGAAGTTGTTAAGTATCCAGCTCTTGCCGAAAAGGACGAAGAGTTTCGCGAACAAGGCGACGCGCTTCACCCAGAGCGATATAGCGCAGAAGCTCTGACCCAAATTCAAAAAGCGGTAGGTCCACGAGACTGGTCAGCGTTGTACCAACAGAACCCAGTTAATGATGAAGGTGAGTACTTCAACCGAGAAATGATTAGGTATTACGATGAAAATGAAGTAGACTTTGACAGGTTACGGTTCTATTGCGCATGGGATTTAGCAATTGGTCAACGAGAACGTAATGACTACTCTGTAGGAGTAGTTGTTGGGGTTGATGAATATGATAATTTATACGTAGTAGACTGTATACGAGGGAAGTACGACGGTTTTGAACTTGTTGAACAGATCCTAGATTTGTATGAAACTTGGCGACCACATGTTGTGGGTATCGAGAAGGGTCATATAGAAATGGCCTTAGGTCCGTTTCTACAAAAACGTGTTCGAGAGCGTGGACTTAATGAAGCTTACTTTAAAGATTTAAAAGTAGGTAGACGAGATAAGGAAGCGAGAGCTAGAGCAATACAAGGTAGAATGCAACAAGGCATGGTATACTTTCCGAAAGATCCGGTATGGGTTGGTCCGCTGATTGCGGAACTTTTGCGTTTTCCAAACGGGGTACATGATGACCAAGTGGATGCGTTAGCATGGATAGGATTGATGATGACAGAATTCGCTACTTTTGTAGAGAAGATAGAACATGAACCATCTTGGCGAGATAAGTTAAAATTTCTGGCTAAGAATGAAAAACGTAAATCAGCTATGAGTTCTTAATGAATTACAGCAAAAAGAAAAAAAAGTTAAGTACAGAAGAAGAGCATTTAATAGCAACTAATCAGTTCGAGCGTTACGAACGTGCGCGCGACAATGGCCATCTTGACTATATCGAGACTGCTAAAAAATGTGATGCTTTTTACCGTGGTAACCAATGGGACCCAGCGGATATCTCAGCTTTAGATGATGAAGGGCGTCCTGCTCTAACAATTAACACAATACTTCCTACTATAAATACAGTACTTGGTGAACAAAGTACTCGAAGAGCGGATGTTAATTTCAAACCAAAAGGTAATGGTACTCAGGAACTTGCCGATGTACTGAATAAGTTATACATACACATAGCTGATACTAATAAATTAGAATGGTTAGAGTCTACAATTTTTGCCGATGGTCTTATTCAAGACCGAGGTTATTTCGATGTAAGAATAGATTTCACGGATCATATCCAAGGAGAAGTGCGTATAAGTACCAAGGATCCGTTAGATATTTTAATTGACCCTGACGCCAAGGAGTATGATCCTAGAACTTGGAATGAGATATTTGAAACCAAGTGGATGAGTCTTGATGAAATTGAAGAACAATATGGACAAGAAGCTGCGGATAAACTAAGAGTAGCAGCAGAATATGGTAATACTATGGGGCAAGACTCTGTAGAGTATGAAGAAACACGTTATGGGGATACTTATACTGGTGTAGAGTACAACCAATCCTCTACTACTAACCCAGAAGAAAACAGACAAATGCGAGCAGTTCGAGTAATCGAAAGGCAGTATTACCAGCTTAAAGAATGTACTTATTATGTTGATTCTGTTACTGGTGATATGCGACAAGTACCCGGCAACTGGGGAGAAAGAAAGAAAAAGAAATTCGCCGATGAGTATGGGTTAGATATGCTTACCCGACAAGACCGTAAAGTGCGTTGGACTGTAACTGCAGATAAATGTGTATTACATGATGACTGGTCTCCCTATGAGTATTTTACCATCGTCCCATACTTCCCATACTGGAGAAGAGGAAGACCATTTGGTATGGTAAGGAACTTAATATCTCCACAGGAGCAACTGAACAAAATAAGTTCACAAGAATTACATATCGTAAACACTACAGCTAACAGCGGTTGGGTTGTAGAAACAGGGTCATTAAATGGTATGACTGCTGATGATTTAGAAGAACACGGTGCGGAAACTGGTTTAGTATTAGAGTATAATCGCGGATCCTCCCCCCCTGCGAAGATACCACCAAATCAGATTCCCACCGGCCTAGACAGATTAGGTCAAAAAGCTGCTACTAATATAAAGACAATTAGTGGTATTAGTGATGCCATGTTAGGTACAGACTCTCCAGAAGTGTCTGGAGTTGCGATACAACAAAAACAAAACCGTGGTGTCCTAATGATTCAAGTACCATTGGACAACTTACAAAAGACTAGGCAGTATTTAGCGGAACACGTGTTGCGTTTAATTCAGGCTTATTACACAGAGGAAAGGTTAATACAGATTACAGATGAAAATGATCCAATGAAGCCGGAAGTACCTGTTATAGTAAACCAAATTACTCCTGAAGGAGATGTTATTAATGATTTAACTTTAGGTGAGTATAAAGTAGTGGTCGGTACTATGCCGGCTCGTGATAATTATGACGAAGTACAATTTGCTGAAGCAATCTCTTTAAGACAAGCTGGTGTACCAATACCAGACGACTTAATTGTAGATTACTCACACTTGGCTAAGAAAGGCGAAATTGCACAACGTATACGTCAAATGCAAGGGATGGAACCAATGACAGAAGAACAGGCTCAAATACAAGCTTTCCAAGCACAAGCTGAAATACAAAAAATTCAACTCGAAATCGCTAAAATGGAAGCTGAAGTACAGAATTTACAATCTCAATCTCAACTTAATATGGCAAAAGCTCAAGGCACTGCTGCAGACCCACAAATTAAAGTGGCTGAGATACAGTCTAAGATGGAGATGAAACAACAAGAACTTTCTTTACGTCAGCAGTTATCTTCATTAACGAACGACATGAGAAAAGACCAAACCCAAACCCAAGCAGCATCTAAAGTTGCTGTTGAAGCTATGAAATCAGGAGGTAGATAATGGCTGAAGATAAAAACACAGAAGAATTAGTATTTGAGGGAATGCCCGGTGCTGATGCAAAAACCGAAGAGGATGTACAACCTTTTCAAGTAGACATGAACTTTGAAAACACGGAGGAAGAAGTTGAAGAAGTTGAAGAAGTTGAAGAAGAAGAAACAACAGAAGCAGAACCTGTTGCAGAAGAAACAACAGAAGAAATTGCAGAGGAGCAAGTTGAAGAAACAACAGTTGAAGCAACAGAAGAACAACCAGTTGAAGCAAGCGAAGATCCAGTACCAACAGATGATGAGCAACCTGTGGAAGCAGTGGAGGAAGATAAACAGGTAGAAGAACCAAAAGCACCTATGGTGCCTAAGTCCCGTCTTGATGAAGTGCTTGCAAAAAATAAAGAAATGCAAAAAAGACTTCAAGACATAGAAGAAAAACCTGCTGAAAATGCTGCTCCTGAGTATGACTTTGTTACAAAAGAAAAAGACTATCAAGATTTAGTTTTAGAAGGTGAGACTGAAAAAGCTGCTTTGTTAAGAAACGAGATAAGAACTGCTGAAAGAGAACAGCTTATGTCTGAAATGCAAAACAAAATGGGTCAAACTGTACAACAAGATCGTGAGCTACATGAGTTAAATCAAAAAGCTACTGAAATAATGGATGTTTTTCCTATATTTAATGAAAAAAGTAAAGCTTATGATGAAAAACTAACTAGTGAAGTTATGGAGTTAAGAGACGCCTTTATATATCAAGGGTATGGAGCTGCTGACTCTTTAGCAAAAGCTACTGAAGTAACTCTTTTAAGTAAAAAACCTGAGTTATTACAAGGTGACGGTGTTGAAGTATCAGACCCTGCTCCTAAACTTAGTCAAGCTGTGCAAGAGAAAAAAGCAAAAGCTACAGTTAAGAAAAAAGTAGAAGCTTCACAATCACAACCACCTCAAATGAAGGGTGAGTCTACTCAAAATAAAAAAATAGTAGACATAAACGTGTTGTCTGATGATGAATTTGGTGCACTACCAGAAGAAACTTTACGCAGAATGCGTGGTGACTTTGACTAAATAGTAGTATAGTATTAAAGAATTCGTTGGTTGGAACGATATCCAACAACTGGTCGTTCAGTATAAAAATCGTTTTTTCGTCTACA